AACAGATTCTTAAATGGGTGACGAAGGCGGTCGAATCTGATAAGGACGATTGTGAAATTGAATTGAGATGTCAGGAACGCGACTCGGTAGGTAAATACGGACGCGCACTTGGTGAATTATGGGTATTTGAAGATGGTATCTGGACGAACGTGAACAAATGGATGTGCGAACAAGGCTATGCAGTACCATACGTCGGACAAAACAAAGACGATGTTAAGGAACAACACATGGTGAATAGACGTATGTTATCCGATAGAGGTGAACTCATCATTGATGAAACTGGGAAGTTTTTGTCATCTTAAATTAATTATATTTCACATAACAGTACATGTTCTATATAATTAAAAATATATGATACTATTAAAATGGAAGACGATAATACTGTTATAATTTTCAGTTTACTTGCACTGGTTGTATGTTGCTGCTGTTCATCGAGTTCTTTTTTAGTTACAGGTGGACTTCTCCTTACTAAAAAAGATGACGAAGACGAAGACGAAGACGAAGACGAAGACGAAGACGAAGACGAAGACGATCCATCTCAGTCACAGATATCAGGAATTCCTCATCAAATCATGAGTGGTACTGATGGTTGGTGTATTAACGACGGTAAAACGGTCCATCAGGACGTACCAGGGTGTGGTCGAATATGTTCAAGTTGGGAGTATGTTGGGCGTAAAGATAAAGGTACATGGGGACCATGGGGTGATAATCAAAATGGTATTGATTGTCCAGACGCCAAGTTAGACCAGGTATGGAAATTAACTGGGGGTTTGACGGATGGTAGACCAAATAGAGAACTTGCGGTTGGTACATTAAGCTCACAAGGATAAATATATCATTCTCCATCTTCCTGTGGTAAAATACACCCATCTTTAAGTTTTGCACCCTTTTCCGTACACCCAACGATATTTTTATCATCCGAAGTATCACCTTCGTATGATACACCATCCGTATTAGGGTAAAAGAAACATATATTTTTTAGATTATGTCTCGTTCTTTTTTGTTTTTCCGTTCTGTGACCCCACATTTTATACCCCATTTTAATTGCGTATAATCTACACTTTTCGAGGGTTCCGCCTAATTCATTTCTATTAATAGGGTTTACACTAGAATCAAACCCTTTTGTATAATCTATACCACTTTGTATTTCTGGTGAAATGTAGGTATCTAAAAGATACTTTTCAACTTTTACCCTATCTTTTTGAGATAAAGCTCGTCCGTACACAATAATTTCGTGAACGGCCCAATCACTCGATTCAGTTGTAGCGTGATCGCCCATATTTATAGTTATTTTACCGGGTTCCTGACCAACATAATTGGTACTACGTACATCACCATTCGTAAAAAATTGGGTTTTATACGCCGTAGTTTGAATCCATGTTCTACCGGAACCGTGTACATTTTCTGGGGGCGTTACCCAACCTTTATCACCATAATACGCGAGTCCCGTTTTACCCGCGTGCCAACCAGCTAACCAGTTTTTACCTTTAGCATCAAATATACGTCTCTTATTTTCACCATTATACCGGGCGACCGTAAAAAGTGTCCAATTCGAACCGCTAAAATCGAATGGTATTATTATACCATCTTCCGTACCCCCGTAAACGTACTTTCCTGATACTGGATCCACTGTCATTTTTAACAAACCCTTTAAATTATCATCTTTTATGTCATTACCATTACCAGAAACATCACGCCATTTTATACCATTTTCATCTAAAGATTGACCTGTATACCAACACTTAATACCATTAGGTAAAATTGTACCCGATACCGAAACGTCGACGTCTATTTTAGTTACACTATTTCCAGACTCGTCTGTAGTTGTGGTAGTATCACCATCACCGTAAACAAAAAGACCGGTGAGTGATCCTACTAATATAGATACGCAACATGCGAACATGAAGACAAGCATTAATATTTTTTGTGAACCACCTGCCATATTAACTTAAACTAACAAAAAAATTAGTAATGATATTTTCTAACCCATAAATTACATATCCACTTTTCACCCGAATTCACCGACGCACCACCGTGTAATGCTTTTTTGGTTACACACTCGTAATTGTTTAAAGTATTAAAGAACAAAGCGTCACCCTTTTCTAATCGGTACGATTTGTTTATGTTTGGAAACACAGTTTCACCACCTTCATACTCGTCATTCAAGGCAATTATGAATGTGTACATGCGTTTATTTTTATCGTCGGGAAACGTATCTTGATGTGGTTTATAAAAACCACCTGGTTTATACCGCAGAATTTGTAAATCTTCACAATTATGTAAAGGTCGATCCGTCATAGAAACGCATTTACGTATAAGTTTATCAACAACTGGATCTTCGGATGCTTTTAGCCACGCTGTTTCACTCTTTCGGATAGATTCGTCTATATCACGTCTTTTAGATACCGTCGATGTATGTAATTTTTTAGATGCAATATCTTGTATATGTTTACACTCATCTTCACTTAATACATTTTTTAATACTCTGGGTTTTTCATATATGGGTATGAAAAACCATATAATAAGTAAAAATGATACAAGTAATATAACTTTATTCATTTTCTATTATACTGCAATAATATTATTCTTCAATAAATATTGAGGTGGACACAAAAGTAAGTTTACTATTATATCTGTGTATCTTCCAAATATAGTATCGTAATGAATAATAAATGCTACAAACCAAAAGTAAAGTGAGACGAGGTAGTGTAATTTAGACATACCAAATGCACTTTTAATTACACTTATTATTAAGTTTACATCTAAATACTTTTTATCGTGAATATTCGATTTATAAATGATAACTATGGATAAAAAATTAAATACGAGTTCCATATAATCGAAACCACCTTTTAGTACGTACCCTAATCGTAGAAGATCTACGTGTCTGGATATATAAACAAGTTTATACATGGTTTCGTTTCTATGTAAATGGTAAAATACACTCGCTACGCTACCAAAATTCTCTAGAATCATAAATGGAAAAAGTGATGTAATTGCCGAAGCTAATTCTATTATTTCCATTTATGATGTAAACGACTCTCTTCTTAAAGTGCACGTAACAATATATAATAAGGTACCGAACAATTATACCTATTTCTTATTTTTGTTATGACTCTATTCGAATAATCAGCTAACGCGTGAACGGTACGCAATATCTCCTTCGTTTTAGTTGGATCAATCATCCATTGACGAAGTAAATCACCACACGTATCGGAAAACATTCCGTATATATTCCGTATATCCTCTAATTTACATTTATGTTTATCACGTCTTTGGAGTTCCTTCTTAAATTCGTCGTCGGATATAATTTTTATTAAATAGTCTACACGCAAACGTAGATTATCATCGTCACCAATACCGTCGTACCTATATATGATATCTCTATCCAATAGAGTAAGTTTATAACTCAGGTCTAATATATGTACATCCGCTTCGTTTGCTTCAAGTTCTGCGAACGTGGGACGTCCACCACATGGAATATCACCATGTTCCCTTGAACGTTTCTTGAATTCAAAGTAATGAGGGTTATGTACACGACCGGTTTCTATACGCCCCGAACGCCAATCAAATGCGGTATGACACTCGGTACACCACATTTGTGCACACCCATCTATTTTATGTATCATTGTACCACATTTAGGACACGGTTTAGTATCTTTGTTTATGAGTTTCATAGTTTCAACTGTTTTGGGATCGCAAACGTGATCAGAATCTATAATAACTTCATTACAATGCTCACAAAACTGTTGTACACATAACCCACATTTCGTATCTGTATCTAAAAAACCTCTACACTCTTCATATGGACACTTACGTGTAAACTTTCCACTACTGTTTGTAGTAACATTTAATTCGAGTGAATTTACCTTTTCTACAATTTCCTCTATATCTCTACGCATTTTAGCTATAGCATCATCATATTCAATTGTCGAATTACGCATATTTATCGCTTCTCTACGCATATCTCTCAAAAGAAACATTTGATCTAAAAGTTCAAAATACCGTAATCTGAGACTTTTCATTTTTATTCTATATTCCGCGTATGGTTGAGTTTCTGGCATTCGCGCCATTTCACGTTCGTATAAAATCTGTTCCCGATGTTTTCTATATTCAACATTCCTAAAACGTTTTGTACAAAATGAATCTATGAATTCACGATCATGTTCATGTTTACATTTCATACAATGTGGTTCTTCTGTAGTTGATAATAAATAGGTCTGGATACACGTTTTACACGCCTCGTAATTACAATGAGGACACGTAACTTTTTTACGTTGTGTTTTATTGTACTTATCACAACATACTGTGCACGTACTCATACTTATTATATAACGCGGGTTTTCTTTAATTATTTAATTTTAGTGGACCCTTATAATTTAAGAGTACGTTGCTTCAAAGTATGGATTTACGCATATATTTTTCCTTGACCCAATCTCTATCTTTTTTGAAAATTTTAGAAAGTTTTGGGTCTTTACGTTTGAACAAAATCATAAGTACATTCAGTCTTCTGAAAAGACCGAGCGGTGGTTCACCCGCGCGTACGACTTTGGCGAGTGCCCTGTGTCTCGCGAGTTCGGATTTTTCTCTCACATCGACGTATCCTTGTTTTGAAAGGTACCCTGTATCACTTATTGGAATTTTCATTTATTTAAACTTGGGATTTTTTTCTAGTTTCCCTTTATGAAACAAAACAGGATTATATAACGAACCGTCTACATAATACACTTTCGTATACCATGACATTGAATTTGTATCCCATACTTGACGTCTTTTTAACCCGCATTTATATATGAGTTTTTCATGCATGTCATCACGACTCCCCTCAATTTTACCCGATTTGTTTCCCTTAACGATAGTTTTTGCTTTCTTTTCATCACTAATAGAACGCGCGTAGTTTATCAAAACTCTGTGCATGTTTTATTATTGATTAGAACATTTCTTTTATATATGATTAATTTATTTCTGGTACTTTGTTTGTTTATTTAATTGTGCAATTCGGGTTTTGACTGCCATTTCGGATATTCCCTCATTAATATTCTTTTTGAGTCTACTTACATTTTTAGCCGCGCGTCCTTTCATGGTATTATTCACCAATTTCTTGAGATTCGCCTTTTTATTTATTGGCGGAGGAGGTGGCTTTTTTGCTTTCATGTTTCTTTCCATGTTACCCTTGATTCTTTCAAATGCTTGATTTGCACCCATACCCGATGAACCAGTTAAAATTCCTTTTCTCCACTGTGTAAGATTTGCACTATTTATGTATTTCTTACGATCGGCTTTCGACATATTTGGGTACGTTGTAGAAATATACGTTGCGAGTTGTTTCTTAACTTCTTGACGTTTCTTTTTATTCGCCGCTTCGTCATAATTACCGTTCAACTTTTCAGATTCGATTGTTTTCTCAATACCTGGTGCAACATTTCGGATTTGAACGCTGTAATTTTTGAGTTGGTTCAGTAATTTATTTTTAACTTTTTGGTCCATTTGTGTAGATTTAACCTTTTTAGTGAGAGATGCACGCATTTGTGTATTTTGTGCAGCTTTCTTTTTATTTTCAGCCTCTTTTTTCTTCTTTTCTTCGTCCTCCTTTTTCTTCTTTGCGAGTGCCTCTTCCTTCTTTTTTGCGATCATTTCTTCCTTCGCCTTTCGATTCGCTTCTTCTTTTTCCTTCGCTTTTCTCTCTTCTTCTTCCCTTTTCTTTCTTTGACTTGCAAGTTCCTTTGCCTTTGAAATAGCATTTTTCTTTACCATATTAAATTTATCACCTTTTTCAAATCGTTTAAGAAACTCCATTTTATTTGCATTCGTTAAATTTTTAGAATTGTTTAAGATCTTACTCAATAATTGCTGTTGTTTTTCCCTTTCTTTTTCTTTTATCAAACGGTTCGCTTCTTCTTCCTTTTTCTTTCTCTGATCTGCAAGGTTTCGAATTTTACCAACAATATTTTGCTTTAACGCGTTATAGTTTTCACCATTTTCGAAACGTTTAAGGTACCCCATTTTATTCATATTTGTGAGGTTTTTAGAACTATTTAAAAGTTTACTCATGGCTTTTTGACGTTTTTCTTTCAGTTTCTTTTCCGCCTTTTCATTTGCTAAACGTTTTGCCTCTTCTTTCGCCAATCTTTTTTCTTCACGTTCACGTGCAATTCGCTCAGCCTCTTCCTTTTCCCTTTCTAAACGGTTTGTCTCTTCCTTATTTTTTCTCAATTTTGCGAGTTCTTTCGCCTTTGAAATTGCGTTTGCCTTTACGGTATTTACATTTTCACCATTTTCAAATCGTTTAAGAAACGCGGCTTTATCTTCATTTGTTAAATTTTTAGAGTTACCCAAAATTTTAGTTAATCGACGACGTTTTTCTTCACGTTCTTTTTCCCTTTGTATTTTATTCGCTTCTTCCTTCGCCAAACGGTTTGCTTCTTTTTTCTTTTGTGCCTCATTAAATAAACGTTTTGATTCTTTTCCCTCGCGGTTTGCTTCATTCTTAGCATTTTGGTTCGCCTTTTCCTTCGCCAAACGGTTCGCTTCGTTTTTCGCCTTTTCCTTCGCCAAACGGTTTGCTTCTTCCTTCGCCAAACGGTTCGCTTCATTCTTAGCATTTTGGTTCGCCTTTTCCTTCGCCAAACGGTTTGCTTCTTCCTTCGCCAAACGGTTCGCTTCATTTTTCTCTCTTTGAAGCCTGTTCCTTTTCAAATTTTGAGCTTTACGAATCGCATTACCCTTTACCATATTGAAATTTTCACCTTTATTAAATCGCTGTAAAAATGGAAGTTTATTTTCATTTGTCATATTTTTAGAGTTGTTCAAAATTTTACTTAAAAGTCTTTGTTGTTCGTTTCGAATACGTTTCTTTTCCTGGTTTTCTAACATTTCCTTCTCTTTTCGGACACGTTCCTCTTTTAATTGACGAGCCTTGTTGATAACATTAGTTTTTAACGTGTTAAAATTATTACCACTATTAAACCTCTGTCTAAACACGTTCTTTTCCGCATTGTTAAATAAACCAGAATTATTCATAATTTTATTCATGAGTTTTCTTTGTTCACGTCTTTGTTCATTTTTATACTCTGCTTCCGCTTTCATTTTCTCTTCGAGTTCACGGTTTTTACGTTTTTTAGAAAGGTTGCGAGCTGCCTGTATAGCCTCTTCTTTCAAGGTGTTGAAGTTATTACCCGCCTCGAGACGTTGCATAAACTCGCGTTTATCATCATTCGTAAAGTTTTTGGAGTTATTGAGAATTTTTTGTAGTAATTTCTTTTGATCCGCGTTTCTAAATGTGATTTCACCTTGGTTACGTGCGTTATTTATCTTTTTGAATTCGTCTTCAACGTTCTTTCTCACTTTATTGAAATTACGTGTCTTTTCAAAGTTTCGTAAAAATTTAGCTTTCATGGAATTGTTTAGGTTTTTAGAACTGTTTAGTAAAACACTCAATTCTCTGAGTTTCAAATCATAATTTTTGCGTTCAGCATTTTTCTTGTTAATCACACCGAGTATTTCTCTCTTTAAATTAGATATATCTTCGCCTGCATTAAGTCTATTTATATACGTACCCTTATTGTTTACGTTTTTATTTTCCAAAAACGTTGTAAGATTAGATTTAAGGTTTTCGAGTTTAGATTTCTTAATATCTCTATCTTTTTGGATAGCTAATGTTTTAGCATTATTCAATTTTCCATTCGAGTTAAATTTACCTAAAATTTCATTTTTGTTCGTATTTGTTAAGTTTGTAAGTTCACTCAAAATTTTTTGTAACTCGTTACGGTTTTGTTCCAATTTTATTTTTTGATTTTGAACACGTTGTTCATTTGTTATTTTTGTGGACACTATACCGTTAATGTACGTTTTTACGTTATTGAATTTTGTACCACGTTTTACTCTATTAAACGCGTTCGTTTTTTCCGAGTTGTTTATATATTTACTTACATTTTCTCGGTTAAGGTACGAGCGTAAAAGAATTTCGTTTTCTTTTATTTCTCTGTTACGCGTTTCAAGTGCTTTTGGACCTTCGATAGGTCCTTGAACGGGTCCTTGAACGGGTCCTTGAACGGGTCCTTTGTTATTCCTATACATACCCATTCCTTTGTTATTTCTTTTAAAAACGTAACCGGGCATTGGTTTGATTTTATTCGTTTTTATAAAACTTTTATTGAGAAATGCGGGTTTTTTTTGTTTAGGTGGTGTGAACTCTCTCATAGGTATTAATGGTTTAGTGTTTGTGAGCGTTCTGTTATTTTGTTTGTTTAAAAAACGTGGTTTTTCGTTCTTTTTTATTTTAGAACTCAAGTTGTTACCCCTGTTCAAATTGTTGCTGAGTCGGGTCCCGTTGTTCAAATTGTTGTTGAGTCGGGTCCCGTTGTTCAAATTGTTGTTGAGTCGGGTCCCGTTGTTCAAATTGTTGTTGAGTCGGGTCCCGTTGTTCACATTGTTCACATTGTTGGTCACTCGGTTTACGTTCAGGTTATTAAACGCGTTTTTCTCAATTTGTTTCTTCTGAACAGACCTTAATTTAACTGGTTCGTGTACGTTCATGGAGTGTAAACGTCTACCAATTATATCAGTGAGTTGTTGCTTCGTAAGTTTCTTATCGGCGTAACGCACAACACCAACTTTCTTTGCAATTCTTCGTATTTCACTAACTCTAGACGTAGAACTAAACAATGTATCAAAATCTTTACGTGTTAATGGTGATTTCGCATCAACTAAATATGATCCATCTTTACTCAAAATCAACGGTGGTAATGGAAGTTTTCCACCCTGGACTAATGAGTACACATCACATATTTGATTTTTTGACAATTTTAGGTCTATACCCGCATTTTGTTTAATAAGTGTTTTAAGATTACTAATATCTAATCCTGGGTCACACGCATCCATATTGATATAACTCAACAAAAAAGTTATAGCGATATGCTTTTTGTATACATTTGAAATTTGTCTTCATACGACATGTTAAAATTAAATACGTCGACCTGACCTATATCTATATCGATAACTGTACTTTTTTCTATAACATTATTTTTTCTATTATTTAAAGTTGACGAAACAAGTGCTTCAGCAAACTGTTTAGGATTCTTTATTTCTTCTATAAATTGTGTTTCCATTTTCATTCGTATACACAAAATATTATGCGGTTTCTTACCGAGAAATGGTGCCGTCGGTAACGTTTCCAATGTACCACCATCTACATATACCATATTATCATACCTATACGACGAAAATATGAATGGAACGGCAATACTCATACATATGGCATCTATGACTTTCATATCGGGATGTGTATGCTTTGAAAAATATTCCGTCTTCGATGTATTAACACAAAAAGCTGATATATATAACGTTTTATCTATTTCCGAAAACGTTGGATCTGATTCTAATAAATTAACTAGCTGCTGACGTACAGGTTTTAAATCAACTAATCCATATGAATTTATAAAACATTTCAAATTAAGTTTAACGAGTTTACTTGAATCGAGTTCGAGTAATTTATATAACGTTTCTTCTACCGAATACCCAAGTGCTAAGAAAGTGCATATAATAGCACCAGCTGAAGCACCTGAGTACTCTTTGACATTTTTAATCGTGTTTTCAACACTTTTAAGGTACCCTAACATGGAAAATATGCCCATGGCACCTGGCCCTATAATAAGATACTCATAGGACATGTCACTTAATAGAACTGAGGAAATTGCTTTCGCAAAAGAGCGAAGACAACCGCGAATACCAAAGCGTGGACCAAGGCTGCTGGAACACCAGTTTGTCCCGACATAAAGACACCTTTGGAGCCTGGTGGGAGGGTCAGGAGCATACCTGGACTGAGTGCGAGAAAGAGAGACGTGGTCACGAGAAGATCCGTCTTGGTAAGAACAAGACCCATCGCTTTCGCAACGAGTGAGAATGTGAGGAAGAACACGAGAGCGTGGAACATGACAGCCGTTCTGCCTGTAAGACCGTCTCTGAACGCGACTTTGGAACCGTCTGTTCTGAGAAGAATACCTGGGCTGAGTGCTAAAAAAAGTGAAGCTGGGATGGCGACTTTTTGGGACGTGATATCTGGGAGCATGTTTGTATATATATTCATTACATATTTATCTAAGATCCATATTCGGAATTATAAAAGCAAAACTCGACAAATTCGTCATAGTTTGCAAATTTTAAAATGAGATGCGACATACACGCATCATATAGATACTGTTGTAGTATCCCCCACATATAACGAAGATGTTCATGGTGTACTTCTTCCCAATCGTTTATATGTAGAGGTTCATCGATATTGATTTCCTGTTCATTATCGCTATTATAGGCTTCATTGCCGTGCATGGCTTCGTAGACGTATTGACTCCAAACCATTATTCTTGTTTTTTATCTTTGATTCCCGTGAGAGCGAGTGAAGTGGATTCTTTTACTGGTAAGTTATCGAGTATAACCTTTAATACCAATTCGGCCTGTTGTTCGTTTCCTTCGTAAAAAGAGATAAGTCCTTCCCTGACTGAGGTCTTATTTAACCCCGTTTTTCTGGAACTTTTACGAACCGAAATTTTACCTTTTTTAAGGTTGATTACATCGAGACCATTATCGGTCATGAGTTTTTTAACTTGTAACTTGAGAGATTTTTCGGCCTGTGTTAAGACCTTAATATCTTCGCGGGCTTCTGTAATTTGCTTGTTTAATTCAACCAACTTAGAGACGCTGTTCGAGAGTTCGTCTGTAGGTGTAACCTGAGACATTT